CCTCCGCCGGGCTCGTGAGGGTCGTCGCCTTGAGCGTGCCCGCCGCCACCTGGGTGAGCGGGTTGACGCGCCCGGCGTACCGGATCGCGACGATCCCGAGGACCACCGCGTTCTGCGTGGCCGCCGTGATGTTGCACTGGAGGTACCGCTCTTGCGGGCGGTAGACGTTCACGAGGATGCAGGCCTGGGTGAGCAGGGCATCCGCCGCGGTGACCGTGTAGAGCGCGGTCGTCGCCAGCCGGGCCATGCCCGAGGTCTGGTTCAGGATGTGCTGCTCCACGAAGACGTCGAGCGTCCCGTTCTCGAGCAGCGTCCCCAGCCCGGCGATGAACACCACGCCGTCGTAGTTCGCCATGTCGAGGATGGTCGAGGTCCGCTTCGTGGTGCCGGCGGCGAAGTAGCCGAGGATCTGGTCGATCTTGACCTTGTCGAGGATGCCGATCATAGCTCTCTCCCTTTCCCCTGCCCCGGTGCCTTACGGCGCCAGCTTCACGCGGGCGAAGGCCTCGGCCAGCACCGGGGCGCCGTCGACTTCCGCGCGCCCGATGAACCCGGTCTCGTTGGTCTCGGCGTAGAGCTCGACCAGGCGCTGCACGGTCAGGTCGAGCGCGTCGACGACCCAGTACTGCGAGAAGTCGCCGATCAGCCCGACGTAGAGGCCCGCCGTGAAGGTCGCCGGGGCGTACTCGCTGACGGCGTAGGGCACGTCGAGGATCGTGTCGGGGGTCCCGCCCGCTAGGCCGGGCGCCCAGAGGTACTGGCCGTTCCCGTCCTTCAGCTTGCGGATCTTCTTCACCGCCTCGCGGCTGAACAGCCACCGCGACCGCGGCCAGTAGTTCCCCTTCAGGCTGTACTTCGCCTCGATCAGGCCGTCCGCCTGGATCTCGGTCGTGGTGTTGCCGGTGCTCACGTCGCGGGTGGTCGGGATGCCGTCCGCGCTCGCCACGAAGACGCCCAGCGGCTGCTGCACGCCGGTGCCGAGCAGGAAGGCCTTCTCCTGGGTCACGGCGAACTTGTAGGCGAGCCGCGCCCGAACGAGTGCCTCGGGCTGCATCGCCGAGGCCCGCAGGAGCTTGTTGCTCACCTTGACCCGCTTCGCCAAGGGGTGCGGCCGGAGCTCGCGCTTTCCGAAGGCCATGGTGGCGAGGGACCCGGTCGCCAGCTCGCTGGTCCACTCCGCGTCCGCCGGGTCGGTGTCGAGGGTCGGGACGCCGAGGGCCGCCGCCGTGGTGACCGTGTACTTCGTGGCCCACTGGCGGAGGAACACGAGGTCATCGACCGCTTTGATCAGCGTGTTGACGAACTCGTCCGGCGCGACCAAGGCGCCGCCCTTGGTGAACACGTCCATCTGGAGCGTGTTCCGTTCCTCGAGCGGCATCGTCAGGACGGCCGGCATGCCGTCGAGGAGGTAGTTCCGGAAGGCCTTCTGGTAGAGGTCGGAGGCCCGGGGGTTCGCGATCGGCTGCCCACCCCGGGACTCGGGCGGGGGCCGGAGCCCGGAATCGGTGGTGCGCGTCGCCAGGTCGTGCTCGGCCGCGGCGAGGCGCTCGTCCCGCTTGAGCTGCCCGCCGAGCTTCTCCTGCTCGGTGTCGAGCCGGTCGAACTCCGTGAGCTCCTCGGCGGTCATGTCTCGGGACTCGGCGTCGGCCTTGTCCCGGATCTTCTTCATGGCCTCGACGTGCGACCCACGGAGCTGCCGCTTCTCGGCGAGCGTCATCGGAATCCTCCCCAGGCCGGGGAGTCAGACACAGAAAAGGCGCGAGGCTCCCCGACCCCAGATTGTTCTGGAGCCACCGGAGCCTCGCGCCTTCGTCGGAAGGCGGGCTATCTCCGCGTCGGTCGCCCGTATCTCATTGGAGGTCGGATACGACCGCGCCCTACTGTCTGGACACAGTCTCTACCACCGGTCGGGGGTCGCTGTCAAGGATTCCACAGGCCTCCAGGACCCGGCGGGCACTCGCGGCCCAGGTGAACCGGAGCGCGCGGCGCCGCGCGGCCTGCCCGAGTGCCGTCCAGCGCGCCCGCTCCGCCGTCACGGGCGACCGCCAGGCGTGCACCAGGACGCGACACGCCTGCCCCAGGAACTCCGGGTCCACGGCATACGCCGATACGGGCGCCCCGTAGGTCAGCCGTTCCCGCGTCCACGGCAGCACGACGCCCACCCGGTCGTCGAAGAACTCACGGAGCCCGGTGTGCGAGGGGGCCAGGACGATGCACCCGGCGGCCATGGCCTCAAGCACGGGCATCCCCCACCCCTCGCCGTAGCTCGGGAACAGGAAGACGTGCGCCGACCGGTAGAGCGCCGCCAACTCGGTGTCGGTGTAGGCCTCGGCGATCACGCGGACGCGCCCGGTGCTCCCCGTGAACCCCGCCGCGGCGCCGGCGTGGGGGACCGTCTTCATCACGAGCTCGACGTCCGCGGCCTGCCCCAGGAAGGCGGCCGCGAACGCCGCGTTGACGAGGTGCGGCCCCTTCCGGGGATCGGCCTGCCCGACCCACAGGAAGCGGACGGGGCGGGCTGGGCGGGGACTGACGGGCGCCTGGTGGGCCTCGCCCAACCCCAGAGGCACCACCCGGATCGGGACCCGGACCCCGCCCCACTGATAGGCCGTCCGGCTGTGCTGGGAGGGCACCAGGAGGAGATCCGCCCGGCTCACCGCCGCGACGTCCTCGGGGGGGACCTGATCCCACTCCGTCATCGTGAGCAGGATGTTCCGCTTGCCAGGGAGCGGCTGGAAGATGTGCGGTGGGGCGACGTGGAGGGCGGTGGGGGCCGATGGGTCCCACTCGACCCCGGCATCCGTCAGGGCGGTGTGGAGCGCCCCGGAGACGGTCCGGTAGCCCCAGGCGGGGCCGGCATCCCCGTCAATTCTGACCGGGTAGGCGAGATACATACATCCTCCGTCTCCACCGGATACGGCTCCGCCTTGTGCATGACGTCCCCGCAGACCTCACACATGGCCGTGACACCGGTCGCGGAGTTTCCTCGCCGGCGCGCCGCCCCACACCTCGCCCGCCGGGATCGGGCACGTCGCCACGCCGCCAGCGGCCAGGATCGCGCCCTCCCCGAGGTGGCAGCCGGGGAGCACGACGGCATTCGTGCAGACGACGGCGCGCGGGCCGATGCTGGTGAGCATCTTCGTGGCGGACTGGCGCGTCGGGCGCGCGGCCGCGCTCATCGAGGGCCACGCGGGGTCCGCGGAGCCGCTGAGGATCTTCCCGCCGGAGGCCACGGCGGACTCGGCGCCGAGCTCGACCTGGCCGCCCCCGATCCCGATGTGGGCGAAGCTGGCGATATGGACCCAGGGGCCGATGATGAGGCCGCGGCCGCCTTCCAGTTTGCAGAAGGCGTCGATCCTGACCTCGTCGCCGATCTCGATCATTTCGGGTCGGAGGATCACGAGCGGCTCGTACAGGAGCACGCCGGACCCGAACGACTTGAACGGCGCGCCGATGTTCACGTTGGCCCCTCCCACAAGGCGCGCGGCTGCACCACCGGCACCATCGGGTCCACGAGAATCCTCACGCCGCGCGCACGGAGTCCAGCACAGATCCCGAGCGCGCCCTGGTCGCCGCCGCGGACGCCGTCGTGCACCGCCCAGGCCGGCAGACTCCAGACACTCCCGACGCTGTCAACGGCGAAGCGCTGGTCCGGCCGATAGACGGCATGGTAGGGCGGGTATCCGGTGAACGGGACGCCCTGCGCGCGAAACACGAAGGTATCGTAGAAGCGCGTCTGCGTCCCGATCGTCAGCGTCGGCCAGCCCGCCACCGCTTCATCGCGCGCGCCAGCGAGCCGCTGCGTGATGGTACGGGGGCTGCGGAGGTCGGACTCGTGGATCAGCACGCGGTCGTCCTCGGGCAGGATCAGGTCGAGGCCGGCGTCGGCGGTCCGAGAGAAGCGCCGAAGTCGGGTCTCCCGATCCTCGCCGACGATCCCGGTGTCGTGGCGCACCACCGTCACCCGCCGATTCACATGGGCGACCGCCCGGAGGACGGCCTCGGTGTCATCCGTGGAGTCGCCGACGACCCAGAGGCACGAGACCTCCTCGCCGAGGGCGTGCTTGTCGAGGAGATGCGCCAGCCGCCCCGCCAGATCGCGGGCGGCATCGTTTCGCCAGAACGAGAGCAGGACCGTCCTCACGCGGGCGGCTGACGCTCCAGGTCCGCCAGCCGCACCCGTCGCCGCGCCGTCTCGAGCTTCCGGGCGGGGTCGGCCCAGGCGGCGCGCGCGGCTTCCATGGCGCGAAGAGCCACGTCCGTGTGGAGGTACGTCTGGACCGCCTGCGTCACATCCAGGGAGCGGATCGCGATGTCCGTCCGCAAGTACGCCGGATAGGTCACGACGCTCACGTCGAAGAGGTCCACGTCGAGGAGCTCCCGGAACGCCGGCACCTTCGGATTCTCATCGAACGTCCACCGATCTTTCACGGCCCGGAAGGCGAAGCTCATGCCGTCGAGGTCACCGCGCCGCACACTCTCCAGCGTGTCCCGCCCCGTCTGGGTGTCCGGCGGCAGAATGTCCGAGTGGAGCCCGCGTTCGTCCTCGGCGACGTCGAGCGTCCCCGCCACGTTGCGCCCGAGCACGTGGTTCGGGTCGTGGTTGAGCAACGCCCGCACGTCGGCCTTAGCCGCGAGGGTCCGGGCGAAGGCGCCGGGTCGGATGATCTCCACGAACCCGCCGAGGTCCTGGCTCTTGGAGTTGAAGACGGCGGCATAGCCGACCAGGCGGGGCGGCTTGCCCCCCTCGGTGCGGATCTCGAGGCCCTGGATCGCACGGATCTCTCGCTCGGTCATCGTGTGGCTCCTTCTCGGGGTGGCACCGCGAGGGCCACCAAGGTCGATACGGCCGCGCCGTTCCACTCCTCGACCACGTTCCCGCCATGCGCGAGCAACAGCGCCCGGTGATCCTCGGTGTATCGGCGGGCCTGATCGAGCGAGATGTGGAGCACCTCGGCCAGATAGGCTGTATGCCGCGGATAGAACGCCTCGACCCACGTCCGCCAGGCCGCGCCGTCTTGGGCCTCGCTCTTGGCCGCCTTCCGGACCGCCTCCACCTCCCGATGCACCGCCCGCGTGGCCGCATCGGTCAGGAGATGGCCGAGGAGGTGTCGGCTCGGCTCATCCATCGGGTCGGGGTCCATCGGCATGGCGGGATCGGGGCCATCGGACGGAGACCCACCGGGGGGTGGGTCCGGGGGCGCGCCGGCCTTCTCGATCGGCACGAGCTGGGCGGAGACGTAGAACTTCTTCCCCTCGCCCCCCGGAATCGCGTTCCGGTTCTCCATCGCCCGCCATTCGTCGGGGTTGATCGCGCCGTTCCGCAGTTGGACCTCGTTCGCCTGCGCCCGCGTGAGGGCGTCGCCCCGGAGGAGCGAGTCGATGTTGTGCTCGATGAAGTGGGTCCGGCGCTCCTGGTCGCTGAGGAGGCCGACCGTGAGGGACTGATCCCAGCGCACCGTCCACGGCCGGACCGTGTGCATCACGTAGGACAGGAAGAACTGCTCGGCGGAGGCGTAGGTCGCCGTCTTGTCGTCGTGGCCGATCATCACGCCGGGCACGCGAAAGGCTCGGCCCGTCTCGCCCACTTGGAACTGGCGGCTCTGGAGGACCTGCGCCTTGTCGGGCTCCACGGCGGCCTCGTGGTACTTCATGCCCTCTTCGAGGATCGCGAGGCGGTGGGCCTGGGAGAGGCCCTGGTGGCGCGTCTCCATGGACTCCTTGAGCCTGGCGTGCGCCTTCTCGCCGAGCCGCGACGGGTGCTCGAGCCACCCGCCGAGGGTCGCCCCGTTCCCGAAGAACCGGGCAGCGAACTCCTCCAGCGAGAGCGTGACCCCGAGGCTCTCCCGCATGAGCCGGATGCGCGACAATCCCAGGACGCCGTCCAGGGAGAAGGCGCGGATGTGGAGGATTCGGTCGGCCGAGAGGCGGATCTCCTGGGGCCGTCGGATCGCTTGGTCGGGGGCCGATAGCGAGGACCCCGGCACGCTGATGACGTAGGTCAGGACGCGCCCCGGCCGCTCCACGCGCATCCGGCTCCAGTGAATCGGCCAGAGCGCCGTGATCCGGTTTCCGCCGTCCCGGACGATCTCCGCGTAGCAGTTGCCGTCGAGCATCAAGCTCGCCTGCCCCATCTCCACGAAGGCCATCGCGATCTGCTCGGGGTTCGGCTTGAGGTGCAGGAGCTCGTACAAGGGGTGCTCGGGGTCCAGCTCCTTCCCGCCGTCCGCGAGGCGTCGGTACACGCCCCGCGACAGCGAGCCGATCGTCTCCGAGACCCCCGCCACCGACGAGAACACTGCCGGCGACGAGAGCGCCGTGGTCTCGTTGACGACCGTGCCCGAGGCACTCGCCCGGCCGCCGAACATGTCCACGAGCCATTGGGCCGGGTTGTCGACGAAGGTCTGCTCGGTCGCGCGGCGTTCCCGGAAGACCGTGCCTAGCAATCCCATGGTCAGCCCCTCCGCCGCGGCGGCCAGACCGCGAAGCCCAGGAGACACAGGCCGGCCGCGATGCAGGCCGCCGGGATGGACACGAGGGCGAGGCCGAGCGTGATGAGGACCACGCCGGCGAGCGCTTCGACGGCGTCGAGCCTAGACAACGAGGACGCCGCGGCGCTCATACACCGATTCGCCCGACGGCGCGATGATCGCG